ACCTGCTCCCGGAGGATGTCGTCGTACGTGCCGCCGACCATCAGCCGGTTGATGATGGCGACCTGGTTCTCGATCTGGGTGTGGCACTTCCTGATCGCGGCCTCCGTCTGGGACACGTACTCCCGGTGCTCCTTGGTGGCCTTGCTCTTCGGTGCGGACATCAGGTTCTCCTAGATCAACTTCTGGAACATGGTCGATACCGTGCGCATCAGTTCGGGTGCCTCGTGGTCGACTGTCGGCCGGAGGATCGCGTACCGGCCCGAGAAGCGTACCTCGAGCCAGACCTGATAGGGGACGGACCCGCCGATGACAATCCGGTACTTCGGAGCGTCCCTCTCGGCCTTGGCGAAGAGTCCGTTGCGAGCGTTGCCAGTCCGGTCCGTCCAGCGAGCGTTGGACCGAGCGTACGACTGTGCTCTCGTGGCGTGATACCCGATGGCAGCGGTCAGGAAGCGGTCTGCCCTTGCGTTGAAGGTCCGCAACCTGTTGTACAAGGTGCGGTCGTCCCAGGTGATAGACCTCCGAGCCATCAGCCGAACCTGGACACGAGTGCCCGCTGTTCCCAGCCGTTGAAGAAGGCGAGGTGGACGACCTCCCAGCGCTTGCCGTCGACGTCGAAGGTGTCGTACACCGAGATCTGTGCGTCCCACTCCCCGAGAAGTTCGAACTGGGTCTCCCTCTGGACGCCGTCCAGGGTGACCGTCGGCAGCGGGATGGTGCTGGGCTCGATGAGCCTCATGGTCTGGGGGTCGCGGGGTTCCTGAGCCTCCAGAGCAAAGCCACCGGCAGGCTTGTTGACCTTCGAACGAGGAGTGAGGACGACGACCGTCGGCAGAGTGCCGATGAACACGTGGGTGAGCCGCTTGTTGACCTCCACCTCGGCGGTGCTGAGTCCTCCCCCACCGGCAGAGCCGGGAGGGTTGGGGATGGTCGTCACGGGGACACCTCCATACCAGCGATCGGTACAACGCTGGAGCCATCATACACCCCAACCGATGCCGGGACTACCGACGACCCGTTCCAAACGCCGACGCTCGGGCCAGACGGCGGCGTGGTCTGCTCGCGGAGTCGGATCAGAGCAGCAGGACCTTGACTGTCGCCAGACACCACAGTGGCCGACAGAGTCGCTGCGCCAGTGGAGGAACCGGAGTCAACGGTGAACTCCCACATGACGACCCTGATGTCGTTGCCGGAGGCGCTGCCGACGTCAATGCGTGTGGCCGTGAGCGAGGTAGTGCAGCCAGGGATGCTCAGGGTCGGAGTTTCTGGCGCTGCTGTGTCGTCGTTCATCGACGCTACGGCGACAACGACATCTCCTGCCTGGAAGCCTGGGTCATCGACCATCGTGGCGGACCAGGATGTGAGGGATGCGCTGCTGTCCCCACCCCAAGTAACGCCGACGTCCCACCCGTCTCCCCCGGACCTGGTGTAGTGGAACTCATACCGACCGATTGGGCTGTATGCGCTAGAGGGGGTGAGTGTCTGCGAGCCGAGCGTTCCACCGGCCTCTAGCAACCAAGCCGTGAGGCGCTGCGAGCCAGTACCACTAGACATGCCCGTGGTGCCGTCTGCGTAGTCAACGACCTTGTCGGTGTCGGAGAAGTCACCACTGACGGACCAGGTGGTGCTGTACGGCTTGGACGACGCGATGAGGATGCAGATATCCCCAGCGCCGTTGGCGGTCGTAGACCGATTGACGGCTCCGTGCGGCGTCGTCGTGTCGCTGGCGAACGTCGGAGCGACTGAGTTGCCGAAGGCGACGGTCACGCCGCTGCCTCGATCACGACTGCGCCAGTCGGAGTCCAAGACGGTGCGGACGCTCCATTGTCAAGGACGATGATCCAGATGCCCGCCGGAAGGGTGACCGTTCCTCCGACCGTGGGGTCCGAGTCCCCAGTCTTCCATCCGTAGACGCCGAAGTTCGTGAGCCACTTCAAGTCTCCGCTGAGGGCAGCGACGAGATCGTCGACCTGCCCTTCGGTGACGATGTCGTTGGAGGCCATGGGCTAGACCTCTCAGGCGACAGCGGCGTTGTAGTCCGCAGCGAAGTCGGCCGAACTGAAGGCGAGACCGAGGTTGGTCAGCGCGTTGGACTGCTGGGTGCCGGTGAGGCCCTGTGCCGCCGTGTCGACCCGGAGACGGGCCGCCAGAGCCGTGGTGACCGTGGAGGCGAAGTTCGCGTCGTCGCCCAGCGCAGCGGCGAGTTCGTCCAGGGTGTCGAGGGTCCCGGGGGCGGCGTTCACCAGGGCCGAGACGGCGCTGGTGATGTCGCCATTGATCTTGGACGACGACCAGGTCTGGGTGGTGTTGGTGGCCGCGTCGTTGATGGACACACCTCCACCCGCAGCGGCATCCGCGACGGACTTCACCTCGTTGATGGCCGCGACGAGGTTCGCCTTGGCGGTGGTGCTGAGGGAGGTCAGGGTCCCGATGCTGGTTCGGAGCCCGTTCGCGTCGGCCACGATCGCTGCGACGAGAGCGTCGATCTGGGCCTCGGTGGTGAGGTCATTGGCTGCCATGGTTTTTCCTCCTCAGGCGATGCCTGCGTTGTACCAGCCCGCGAAGTCGCGGCCTGACTCGGCAGCCTGGTGCGGCCGAGGACTCGAGATGTGAGTCGAGACGGTCTCTCCCAGAGTGACCACTGTCGACTCAAGCCCGGAGACCTGGGCAACGATGGCGCTGCCGTCTCCGATGGAAGTGATGTCGAAGGGGACCCGGACGTCGTACGCCTCGATGTCGTAGTACCCAGGGTCCAAGTAGAAGGCGAGGTTCCCCACGTAGTCGGTCCGCAGAGGGTTCGTCAGGGGGATGGTCGCAGCGGCGTCTTCGTACAGATCCGGGAGTGTCTCTGCGCCCCGGTTGAAGATGGTCACCGCCTGGTTCCGGGCAACCTGTCCGTTCGCGTAGCGCACCGTCGTCGTGAAGAGCGTCTTGGTCACTGCCGCTCGATCCTCCGGGTCTTGGCGGGACGACGGGCGGAGACTCCCGAAGCAGACTCGAAGGACACCGCCATGGCGAAAGCCTGGCTGTGCAACTGCGACAACTTTCGGTCGCTGTTGCCTTCCTTCATGTCCACGAGACCGGCGTAACTGGCTGCCTTCTCCCTCCAGATGACGGCAGCAAGGGCCTCGAGGCTGTCAGACTCGTCGATGCGGACACCCAGGGTCACGTCGTCCCAGGGAGCGATGTCGTCCGGCTGAGCGATCAGCAGCCGGAGAGATGAGATCTGGTCGGCGGTGGCCACAGTCTTCCCTCTCTTGCCGAAGAGGCCCCGGCCCCACGCGGAGCCGGGGCCTCTTCAGACTGGTTGCAGGGGCTCAGAGAGCCAGGACGCCCTTGCGCTGACGGCCATCGGCCTCCAGTGCCAGGATCCGCACCTTCTCCGCGTCCGCGTCGCCCTCGAAGTCCTCGAGGTGCTTCACGATCTCGGCCTCGGTGTGGTCCTTGGGGTCGAAGTCCTGGTCGTCGCCGATCAGGTCCTCGTCCTCCGCGTCCTCAGCGGGCTCTCCGGCCTCCTCGCTGGCCTCGGGGGCCTGGCCCTCGCCCTCGGTGCCCTCGCCCGTCTCCGGGCTGTTCTCGGGCTCCTCGGGCGTGGTGTCCTCGCCCGTCTCCGGGCTGTTCTCGGGCTCCTCGGGCGTGGTGTCCTCGCCGCCCTCGACGCCGTAGACCGCGATCATGCGGTCGACGTACGACTTCGGGCGACGGGACCCCAGCCATGCCAGGTCGTCCTTGGTCAGCGGCTTGTTGAACTTCCGAGCCATGTCAGGTCACCCGCCGATCAGGAGGTGTACTCGGTCGGAGGCGTGTACGTCGCCGACGCGGTCACCTGCATCACGAGACCGGCTCCCCGCTGCCGCACGCCGGTGCCGAAGCCCCGGACGTAGTAGGAGTCGATCAGCGGGTAGTCGTTGTCGCGGCCCTTGACCAGCCGGAGACCCCGGAGGCTCGCGTTGCTGTGCTCGCGCAGGCCGATGGGGTTCTGGATGGACTCGGGACCGCCGGACACGAGCGCGACCACGTAGGCCGGGGGCACGTAGTCCTCCTCGATGATGAGGAGGTTGCCGTACGACCCGATGACGTTCAGGCCCCGGAAGTTGCCGGCGGGCTGGCCGTTGAGGACGCTCTCCTGGGAGAGGATCAGGCCCGGCTGGCCGGTGGCGGGGATGAAGTCGTAGCGGTCGCCGCCCGACACCCGGAAGGACCGGATGACGTTCGCCTCGGTGACGTTGACCATGACGAACATCGTGGTCCCGTTCTCGGCCGAGTAGCCGTGGGACTTGAAGTCGTCCTCGATCTCGTCCAGGTCGCCCGAGTCGATGGTCGCGGCACCCGTGGTGCGGAAGTGGGTGTGCGCCCCGTCGAACATGTTGGACTTGTAGGCCGGGGGCACGGTGCCGTCCCCGTTCCAGAACGTGTAGACGTTGAAGTTCTGGCCCTTGATCGTCGCCGTCCGGTTGGTCTTGCGGAACAGCGTCCGCATGACCTCCTGGAAGATCTTGCGGTTGTCGGCGTCGAGCACCTGCTGGTGGACGGCCTCCACCCGCTGCGCCGTGGCCTCCGCGAGGAACTGCCAGGTGAAGCGGTTGGAGATGTCGTACCACTTGAAGGTGTAGCCGAGCGACAGCACCGACGCCTCGGGACGGATGGACTTGGGCACGCCGTACTCCGACGCCTCCTCGAAGTCCTCCGTGCCGAACTGCGGCACGTCCTCGATCACCTGGGTGACCGGGAAGGTCAGCAGGTCGATGATCCGCTGGCGCTCCTCGTTCTGGATCGCGACGGTGGCCTGGAACTCGGTCCAGATCTCGTTGAGGTCGCGACCGTCGGCGGTCTGGGTCAGCACGTCGGCCGACGCGTTGTAGCCCCGCGCCATCATCTGCATCCCGGCGAACTGCTCGGCGCGCAGGGCCATGAGGCCCGCGACGTCGTTGGCAGCCAGGAAGCGGTTGGCGTCCTCGGTGGTGTAGGTCCGGAGGGTCATGGATCAGCCCTGCACCTTCTGGACACGAACGACGAGGCGAGTGGCCTCGACGGTGTGCCCGATCTGGACGGCGTTGGCCCCGGCGGACGGTGAGGTGGAGTCCAGGGTGCCGTCGTCGGCGGAGTAGTAGGTCGTGCCGGCAGCGAGTCCCTCGCAGTCGACGATCTCACCGGCGGTCATGACGTCCACCACGTCGCCAGCGGCGAACGGGTGGTCGATCACGAGGACACCCTTGGCGGTGTCCTCGGCAGCGACCACGACCACTCGACCATTGCCGTCCAGGGCCACGGCGGTGGGGATGCCCACCGCGTCTGCGTCCCAGTCGGCGTCGAGAGGAGCACGGAAGCCACCGACCTTGCCGTCGTACTTGTCGTATCGGGCAGTGCCCATGACGGATGGTCCTTTCGTTGTGGTGGGTGCCGACCCGGAGGGTCAGCGCTTCATGCCGTACTTCTTGATCAGAGCGTCGCGGTCGGGCTTCTTGGCCTTCCCACGACCTCCGGTCCGCTGACCGGTGCGACGCTTGGGCTTCTCGTCCTCGTCGTCCTCGTCCTTGTCGTCGGCGGACTTGCCGTCGTCGACCAGGAACGGGTACGCCTTGGCGAGATCGTTGATCGCGTCCTCGAGCCCGTCGACCTCGCCGTCCTCGTCGACCTCGACGTCTTCGAGATCGAGGAGCCGGAACGCGGCCTTCGTGTCCTTGAACTTGACCTTCGCCTTCGGGCCGGTGACCAGGTCGGTGAACTCGCCCCGGATCTCCTGCCGAAGCAGGCGGTCCTTGAGACGGTCGTTCTCCTCCTGGGCCTTCCGGAGCGCCTCGGAGTCGCCGGACTCGTCGTCCTCGTCCTCGTCGTCCTTCTTGGCCTTCGGCTTGGTGCCCTTGAGCCGTGCGTTCTCGGCCTCGAGTGCGGCGATGCGCTCGCGGTCCTTGCGGGACCGGAGACGCCGCTTCTTGGCTTCGGCGCTCAACTCCTGGATGCGGACGTCGCGGGGGTCGGTCTTGGACTTCTTGCTCTTGTCCTCGTCCTCGTCCTCGTCGTCCTCGTCGTCGTCCTCGTCCTCGTCGTCGTCCTCGTCGGACTCGTCCTCGGACTCGTCAGCGTCGTCCTCCTTGGCCATCATGGTGGCTCCGCCGAAGATGCTGTGGTTCAGCGCCACGAGCCCTTCGATGTCTCCTGCCTCGAGAAGCGACTGCTTCTGGTCGGCGATGGTCGTGTTGGACTGGTTGCCGCGAACTGCGGCGTCTGCGAGGCTCAGCCCCATCTCCGTGCCCTCCTGGGTCTGCCGGACGTGTATGTCGAGGGGAAGCATACCCTATCCTGCAACACAAGGGGAAGCCCCAACGCCTACGGCGCGCCGGGGACTCCGAGTTCGTTCAGGTACGAGTCGTACGCTCCCGACTGGTACTGCTCGAGGAACTCGTCGCGGCCGACGTCGACCGTCGTCGTGTAGCAGAGACAGTTCGGGTGCGGCTTGATCGGGACGTCACCGGGGCGGAAGACCCCGACATCCCAGCCGGGGACCTGCTGAGTCTCTGCGTAGTCGTTGCACTCGTCGGGCACCGGGTGAGAGCCAGACAACTCCCACTTCACCCCGGTCGTCCACGGGGACTTCTGAGCCTGCCGTACCGACGACGCGTGGAAGGCGTTGTTCAACTCCGTCCGGCCGAGCCTGGTGGCGGAGTACCGAACTCCTCCTCGGACCTGCGGGTTGATGTAGGCCCGAACGTCCGTGGCGAGTTCTGCTGCACTGGCTCCCCGGCCGAGAGCAGCGTTCACGATCTCGTCGATCTTTCCACTGGCGAGTGCCTGGTTCTGGTAGACCGAGTCGGCGAGAGGGATGTACGAGGAACCTGAGATCCTCTCCATCGCGGCCACCACCGAGTTGGAGGCGCTCGCTCGAGCCGAGCGGAGCAGGTAGTCCACGTCACCGCTCGGGAGCACCCGACGAAGGAAGCCTGCTGACAGCGCGGCCTCAGCAGCCTCTGCACCGGCGAGGTACTGCTGTGCTAGGATGGAGTCACCAGCGCGGATCCAGTAGTTCGCGAGGTCCCTGTTGATCTGAACGAGCGAGTAGCGCAACTGGTCGGCCCGGACAGCGTTGCCGATGCCCACCCGGCCCTGGAGCCGGGTCAACTCGGCGCTGATGGACTTGTAGGTGACGTTCAGCATGGCCAGCAGGTCGGCGTCCAGAGCCCTCTGGAGCACGAGGTAGGTCTGGAGCGGGGTTCGGGTGGCCACGGGGTCATACTACGCCGAGAGGCCCCGAGGAGCGCGTCCTCGGGGCCTCTGGAGAGTTGGGTCAGTACAGGACTGACCAGTTGCCCTCGTCGAGGAGGCCGCAGCCCTTGGCGAAGACGCCCTCACGCTTGGCCCACTCGATGAACTCGCCCTTCATGCCGCGGAGCGGGCCACCCATGGCGTCGACGTAGAGCGGGACGACCTTGCCCGAGGGCAGGGTGCCGTGGATGTAGGAGATGTCGGCCATGCGGCCCGAGGGCCAGCGCTCGGTCAGGAGCCGAACGCGGGTGACGCGGCCACCCTGGCGAACCAACTCGCCGAGGGTCATCTGGTCCGCGTAGTCGACGCCGGAGTGGTACTCGTGGCCGACGGGGAGGCCGGACTCGACGACGCCGTACTCGGCAGCGAGACGGTCCTGGCGGGCGAAGTCAGCGGTAGTGGTCATGTCGGTTCCTCCTGGGTGATCCGGGCTCCCGGTGAGCCCTACAACCCCAAGAGTACTCGCCATCTCGAGAGAACGCTAGGGTTTCGCAGAAAAACTTTGGAAAACTTTTCTCTACGACTCGAGAAACTTCGACAGCGCCGGATTGTCCCGGAGAATCTCGAGGAGAACGGGGCTCACGCGGGCCACGGTGAACTCCTCGATGTCGGGCACCACGCGGGGGTCGTCGTTCACGGAGATCCCGGACACGTAGTAGCACGCGTGGAGGACCTCGTGGAGCAGGATCTCGCGGAGGTGGATGTCGTGCTGGCCCTCGGCGAGCCGGACCGAGATGGTGGCCCCGGCTCCGTCGAACTGACCTCCCTCGTTGTCGGCCAGCCCGGCCTCCTTCCAGGCCTTGTCGTCCAGCCAGCGGACAGTGACGTCCATGTACCCCATCTTCAGCGACGTCGGCCGCTTGGGGCTGGTGCTACTGGCCACCCTGGTCCTCCTGCTGGAGTTCGTACTTCGCTCGAGCGATCCACGGGTCGACGTTGCGGGCGTCCGCCAGAGCCTGGGCCTCCGTCACGACGGCGGTCGCCATCTCTGCGGGGAAGTCGTACCCCAACTTCTCCTGGAGGATGGTCCGAGCGTACTCGGCCGAGATCAGCGGAGGCTCGGTGCTGAGCATCTGGATGACTTCGGCCAGCACAGCAGCCCGGTTGGTCGGGAGCGGGTCGCCGGTGTTGGAGATGACACGGGCCGGGGTGTCGACTCCCTCGAACTCCAGGAGCCACATGGTCGTGAGGTCGAAGAGCAGGTGGTCCATGACCCCGTTGATCTCGTCCTCCTTCTCCTCGTTGGCGGCGAGGATGGGGGCCATGTGGAAGGCGAGAGCGATGCCGGACTCGGCCACCTGGGTGTCCACCGAGCCGATGGCGATGTCGGGCACCCCGGCTGCCTCGTGCATCGAGCCCTTGATGGCCTCGATGTGCTTCTGCATCGGCTCCACCGTCGACACCCCCCCGATGCGCCCGAACTCCGAGTCCTCGTCGATCTCGAGCACCCAGCCGGGGCCGAACTTCCAGTTGATCTCGTTGCCCTCGTCGTCCGTCGGAGGGCCGCTGTTGGTCCAGTAGAGCCCGAGGCCCTGCATCGCCAGGGTCAGGTCCTCGTCGGAGATGGTCTGGTTGATGCCCGCGAAGAGGGTCTCGAAGCCCGCGAGGTCCGAGGTGCCGAAGGGCTGGCTCGTGACCCGGTTGTTCTTGATGTGGTACACCGGCAGCGAGGTGATCCGGGCCGGGAGTTCGTAGGTGTCCGGCGCGTTGTAGTCGCCCTCGGGGATGTCCTTCCCGTTGGCCTTCTTCAACTTGATGGACGGGTCCCGGTCGTCCCAGGCCCCGGTCTCCCACCACGACAGTTCGTAGGAGATGGTGCCGGACTCGGTCTTCCGGTAGGTCTGCCGCTTGATGACGACCTTCCCGGCCTCGTTCTCCACCGGGTCCACCAGGTGCACGCCGGTGATCTTGTCGGGGTTCCACGGGTCGTAGATGGGGAAGAAGGACGCCGGGTCGATCTCGTACACCGAGATGCGGGAGCCCTCCGGCTTCTCCTCGTCGGCCACGACGTGCCACACGGAGTCGCCACGCACGAGACCCCAGCGCTTCTGGGTCTTGAACTTGGTGCGGATGATCTCCCGGCGGAAGAGGGTCTCCATCGCGTAGCCCAGGGCAGCCCGGTCCTGGTCGGTCCCGAGCCCCGGCACCAGGGAGTAGTTCCATCCCTTGGCGAGGAACCTGTTCTTGGCCTCGATGATCGTCCGGGCCGACGGCAGGTAGATCGGGTTCTGCTCGTCGCCCCGCTGGATCAACTTGAACGCCTGCGGGACGTTCCGGTAGATCGCCTCATAGATGCTGTACGCCTGGAGACGCTCAGCGTCCTCCGCCGTGAGCCACTGGTCCAGAGGACCCATGAGCGGCTTCACGCTCGAGTACGGCGTCAGGTCCATCGTTGGTCCTCCTGGTCGTGGGTTGGAGCGAAGCCTACCGGACGTCAGCCCGAGACGTCGGCCTTCGTGGCCCTGGAGCGGCGTTCCTTCTGCGGAGTGCCGAACCTGCCTGCGAACAGCCGTCCTACTGCCTCAGGCCCGTGGTCGTCCTTCTTCATGGGGTTCTCCGGAGCGTTGGAGTCCTGTGCCCGCTCGGTCTTCTTCTCCGGGTAACGGTAGTTGAGGAAGTCGTTGATGGTCTTGACGCACCGACGGTCGAACTGGAGCAGTGGCACCCGGACGGGGTCGCCCTCGTCGCGGTGGGTGTTGCGGACCTTCAGAGCCCGGCGGATGGCGTCGATCCGGTGCTTGATCTCGCCTCCGGTCCCGCTCTTGTGGCGGATCTTGAGCCGCTTCTCCAGCACACGTGTCGCGCCGGGGTCCGCCGGGTCCGGGTAGAAGTACCGGAGCCCCGACGGACACAGGCCCGCTGCCTCGATCGCGTCGGCGAACTCGTCGTTGGTGAGCCCGGTCTCATACACCTCGTCCAGCACCCGGACCCGCTCTCCGTGAGGGTCGATCTGGCACAGGAGCCACACGTTCGGGTTCGTGAAGCCGTAGTCCACGCAGGCCACGGTCTCCCAGCCCGGCTCGAAGTCGAAGTCCCCGACGTGGATGTCCTCGTCGAACTCCTTGAAGACCCGGCCCACGAACTCCGTGAACATGGCCCCGATCTCCTGGTTGAACGCCTCCTCCGTGAGGTCGGCTGCCAGGGCCGCGATCTCGGGGTCGACTCCCAGCCTCTCGAACAGCGCGTCGTCGATGACGGTGTCCCGCTCGTTGATGACCCGGCGCAGCAGGATCAGGCCGTCGTCGGTGGCTCCTCGAGGGTAGACGTACGGGTTCAGCCAGGACGGTGCACGCATGGACCACCAGTCCGGACGGAGCGGGTCCTGTCCCCGCTTCCACATCCGGTAGAACCAGTTCTTGCCCTCCGGCGTCGACGTCATCAGACACCACCCGAGGAAGTCCGCGAGCGTCGGCCGGATCAACTTGTTGTAGGTGCTCTCCTTCAACTTCGCGGCCTCCGCCAGCACCACGCCCGACAGACCCTCACCGACGAGGGAGTCGGGGTGCTTCTCGGACTTCGCGTGGACCTGGAACTTCCCCTCCCACAGACTGAGGTGCATGTCCCCCGTCTGCGGGTTGTTGTACGACCCCGGACGGTCGAAGTAGTCCTTGAAGCCCAGGCGCGCCAACTCGTTCCACAGGATCCGGAACTCCTTCTCGGAGTCCGTGTAGGACGGGCCGACGACCCAGAACTCCCGACGCTTGCCGAGGTCCTCGAGCATGGACTTGACCAGCCGGGTGTTGAGCGCCTCCTGCGTCAACTTGTGCCCGCCGATCTCGGACTTCCCGAACCGGCGACCTGCGGACACGACCTTCTGTCGCTCCCTGGCGAGGATGACGCGCTGCTGGCCCTCGTGTGGGTTCCAGCCCGTCTCGCCATACAGCGCCATCTCGTTGATGGGCCGGGGCGGATCCAGGGAGATCCTCTGCTGGGGGAGAACGGTCACGGCCAGGTGTCCCCGCAGCGCTGACACCGCACCGTGGAGCCACCCCGAGACGGCACGAGATCATGGGTCAGAGCCTCGCACAGCCACCGGCGCCACCAACTCGGCTGGGGCCGGGTCGGCAGCGCCGGAGAGCGCCGTACGGAGTACCTCACGTCGCCAGGTGCTTGACGTCGAGACCACCCTCGCAGAGGAAGTGGTCGACGTGGAGCGGGAAGCGACGGTCGTTGAGAGCCCGCCAGTATGCGGCCTCCACGCGCCCGTCGTTGTTGAAGGAGGCCAGCACGTCGATGGGTCCGTGGCCGGTGTTGACCCACTTCTCCAACTCGTCTGCGAGCGAGGTGAACGGGCCTCCGCGGAAGGTGTCGACCTCGCGGTCGTTGAGGTTCTGGTCACCGCCGTAGGTGACGAGAGCGGAGCCCCGGCCCTTGTCCTTGCCCCAGACCGCGATCCCCCGAGTGAACTCCGTGTTCCACCTGTGGTGGTCCACTCCTCCGATGGTCGACTTGCCGGGGCCACGGTCCTTCGTCAACATGTGGCCCTCACCATGGGTCCACCGGCCGAGCGGGCTGTCCCACGACGCCCAGACGAGGCCCTTCGGCCCCCAGCGCGGCTTGCCCCTGGGGTTCACCCCGGCTGCCTTGTACAACTCCCCAGAGCCCGGTATGAGCCGCTCGAAGCCGGTCTCCCAGAAGTCCCCGACGATCCAGTCCTCGCGGACACCGACCCAGCAGTCCGTGGAAGAGCCCGGCCCCTTCCTCTGGGCGGACGGCACCCACATCCGGTAGCCGAATCCGGCTCCGATCCGGACGAGTTCCTCCGAGGTGTTGTTGGCTCCCGGCCCGGCCTCGGTGCCGCCGATGATGCGGACGCCCCGGCGGGCGCAGCGGTCGAAGATCATCCCGATGTCGCGGGTGTGCTCCCCAGGAGAGTCCGAGAACTGGAGCGGTGCGTGGACGACGTGCACCCGGCTGTACTGCGGCTCGGGCACCGGCCTCGGGATCAGCATCTCGGCCACCCGGAGGCCCTTGCGCATCGTGTTGAGGTCGACGTGGCCCAGGCCGGGGAAGGAGTTCGGGACGCCGAAGACGCCGTTGCTGAACTGCCAGATGTCCCACGACCGGGTCGGCGGGGTGTTGGAGTCGTTGTACCGGGGCCTCCAGATCAGGCAGCCCTCGACCGCGTTGCCAAGGTCGTACGGGGTGTACACGATGGGACGGACGCCGGTGTGCTCGGTCACCCTGTCGACGAAGACCTTCGCCCAGTTCCGGAGCGACTCGTTGGTGTGGGTCCCCATGACCTCGAGGTCCAGGACCGGACGGAGGTCGCCGGGGCGCGGGTCGGCCACGGCCATGAACCGGCGGGCCTCGACGAAAGCGTCGTTGCCATCGGGACGAGCGAAGTGATACGCCCCGAACGGGAGACCGGCGGCAGCGGCAGCCGCACGGCGGGAGGCGTACTGGTCGTCAGTGAAGGTCTCGCCCTCGGTCGCCTTGTGGTAGAGCCACCGGAGCCCGGCTGCCTTCGCCGTCTTGATGTTGACCTTGGCCTGGTGGTGGGAGATGTCTGCGCCGTGGACCGGCATCGGGTCAGTCACTGCGGGGTTCCTTCCTCGGCCCAGGAGCGATACTGCTCCCACGCCTCGTTCGTCTTGACCTGGGCCGGGTCCTCCCAGTTGATGGACCGGAGAGGACCGACGGCGGTGGCAGCGGTGCGGTGCATCTCCGGCGTCGGCTCCTCCGGGTTCAGCAACACCGCCAGGTGCGGCTGTCCACGCGACACAAGGGTAGCGCTTGCACAGGCGAGCCAGTGGGTCTGCCACTCCGGCGAGCCGACGTCGGACGTGGACCAAGTTCCTCGAGACATGCGACCAGGGTACGCCCCGGCTGGAGCGCACCCTGGTCTGCCGGCAAGATGGAGGTCTACGGCTCGGTGTTGGTGACGACGTCGAACCCTCCGTCGCAGTCGAGGTCCGCCTCCATGCGGACGTTGTGGTCGAAGGTGTGGGAGACCTTCACCCGGACGTAGTAGTAGATCGACATGTTGCACCAGCCGTTGTTGCCGACGCTGTCCGACCACGACGTGTCGTTCTCCGACGTCGGGGTCCAACGCTTCTTCGTCGACCCGTCCGGGTACTTCCACCGGATCGACATGTCGGTGTAGCCCGTGGCTCCCCAGTTGGGTCCGTTCTGGTAGACGCTGATGCGCTGGATCCGGGAGCCCGTCCCGTCGTCCTGCTTCTTCCACGTCGTGGAGAAGCACGTGACGATCCAGTCCTGGAACGGGTCGGCGGAGCGGTGGGTGTGGCACATCGTGCGGGTGTACGGGCCGGACGCGGCGTTGGCCGGTGCGGCCCCCACGACGACCAGAGTCGCCAGGACACCCAGGATGGCGAGGATCTTCTTCACGAGAGGTTCCTTCCCTCGGTTGCTGTTACGAGCCCACCCAGGGTAGCACTACTCGTCGTGCTCGGCCCACATGTCTGCGAGATCCCCCGCCGGGGGCACACGGCCACGGGACGTCCCTCCGCCAGGGGCGGGAGGAGCGTCCGGGTCGTCGACCTCCACGGTCTCCCAGAGTCCACCATCGCTCCCATCGTTGGCAGGCGTGGCACCCGTGGGAAGCGGGGGAGCGTCGGCGAGGAGGTCGGGGTGCTCCTTGAACAGAGCGGCCCGAGCGTCGGCCAACCGGGACAGCGAGGCCCGGACGTCTCCCTTGGCCAACTCCAGAGCGACCTCGCACTCGGCCTGCACTCCACGTGCACGGGCCAGGTCGGCGAGGGCCTCGTCGACGGCACCGGCCAAGTCGACCACGCTCCTGCCGAGCACGCGGTTCACTGCGTCTCCCAAGCGGCTCACCTCCAGATCCTCGCCTTGGTCGTGTGGATGTGGGGTGCCTGGGGTCGAGGGTCCAGCCTGTCCGCCAGGTCACGGAGTGCAGTCGCTGCTGCCCGCCGAGGACGGGGAGGCACGGCGGGGAGGAGAGGAAGTCGAGTGCTCATGCCGGTGCACTCTACTCCTCGCGACCGTCCATAGCCTCGTGCACGATCATCTGACGAGCGGCAGCGACACCGCCGTCCCCGTGGTCGTGGCAGGTGTACCCGATCCACTCGACCCTCGGAGCACACGGACACGCCGAGGACTCGACGTGAACGATGATGTCGTCGACCGGCAGCACGTTGACACCACTGGGGCCGTCCTGCGTCAGCCAGCCGGGGTTCACCAGAGTTCGCCCGGCGCGTGCAGGTGTCCCCACCGCACCACCCGGCGACGACAGAGCAGGCACCGAGCGGTGAGCCACGTACGCTCCACGAGGTAGATCACGACAGCATCTCCCTCTCCTCGGCACTCGGCTCGTGGATCACCGGGGCGTCCAGGCCGTCGGGGTTCTGGAGGATGCGACGGAAGAGCGTCTCCACCGGGTCCTCGGAAGCGACCTCGATCTTGTCGGGCACCTTGCCCATGGTCCGCTCGATGATCGCCTGGGCAGCACGGAGACGGACACCGTCGTCGATCGACGTCGTCGCCAGGTCCACCAGAGTGCCGATGCCGTGCTGGAGGAGAGCCTCCCGCAACTTGCCCTGGGCTCGAGACATCCACTCCCGACGCATCGCCTGCACCAACTCGGTGGGCAGGATCTTGGGAGGACGGCCACGGAACGACCCGTCGGATGCACGCAACTGGCCCCGGCTCAACTCCTCGTCGTCCAGGTCCTCAACCTTCAGCGCGCCGGAGATGAGCATCGCGTACCTGCCCGTCACGCGGACGTAGAGGTCGTCGTCTGCCATCTTCCCCACCTTCCCATCCTCTGGTGTCTCTGGTGTCTCTGGTGTCTCTGGTGTCCGCTCCCCGGCGGCGTCCCGGCCAGTCTAGCGCCAGAATCCCAGAACACCATGCTCTGGTCTCTCTGGGATTCTGGTCCGGCGTCTCGGTGTGCAGGCCGAGGGAACGATCGTCCCTTCTGAGAGGGAGAATCGCTTCTCGGTCAGCCCTTCTTCGTCTTCTTCCGGTTCCCTCGGAGACGTCGATCCTTCTTGGTGCCCTTGCTCGGCTTGCCGCCCATCACACCTTCCTCCAGTTCTTCTTGGGGGTGTCACGGTCCGGGCCGGTGACAGCGTCGTCCGGGTCCGTGGCGTAGAGCAGGCGCAACTGCTCGTCCGGGGTCGGCTCGTGCGGGTTGGGCTGGATGCCCTGGGTCTTGACGGTGTCCGACCCGCCGTACTCCGATGCCTTCACGGTGCCCTCCTTCCTGTCTCCCGGCCTACGGGCCGAGTGGTGGGCACTCCACCCACCGGCCCCATGATAGCGCGTCAGAGCGGCTGTGCGTCCGCGCCGTGCTGGCCGAGGTGTCCTCACTCCGCCTCCGGGCTCCGTGTGTCAGGACCTAACTTGCGACCTAACTTGCGCCTTACTCGGCCTAACTTGACCCGATCGTCGACGTTCTGAGGGACCTAACTTGAAGCCCTACGCGAGCGGGTCCTCTTCTGACGTTTAGAGGGTCGTAGAGGGTCGTTTTAGTGCGTTTTACCAGGTCAGCAGAGGGTCGCGGCCTCAAAAGCCGCAGAGGGTCGTAGAGGGTCGTAGAGGGTCGTTCTAAGGGTCGGGGGCCGTGTTTTCGACGATCGGGGCCTAACTTGACCTCCGATCGGCCTAACTTGGCAAGTAAGGTGTTTCGGCGTCCAAGTAAGGCCCGTTCTGTCGACGATCTCCTATCTGCAGGCGAGAAAGCGCCCCTCTACGCCCCTCTGGATGGTGGTCCTTGAGTAAAGTACGGTTACTCATACTGTCGCTATCCGGTCGAAGCCCTCATGCATGATGCACAGGTACTCCCCCCATGATCCCCCCGCAACTCGCCGGGCAACCACCACACTTTGCCCGACCCCCGACCATGCGCTACGATGTCCCCTATGCCGCTCGCCACCACCACGCCGACACGCCGCTCCTGCGCCGCTGCACCCACCAGCAGCCCCGCCACGAGCCCCGTGCCGACCAGGAGCGTGGGAGTCCGGACGCCTCTTGGGGAAGAGGGCACCGGCGGTGGCTCGAGCGGCCCCTCTTCGACGCCGGGCTGAGAGGTCCTACCCGGATCCGCGAAACTTCCCGCCAGCCCGGCGTCGTCGATCTCGGCACCAGCGCACCTTCCCCGGCGCTGGTGCCGTACGCTTCACGGCATGGAACAACCGACATGTGACCACGCCTACACCATGCTCTCCGGCAAGATCTTCCGGTGCCTGAAGGAGCCCCACCCCGAGCGCCCGAGCGAGCACTACTTCCGCCGGGACAAGCGGCTCGAGGAGGTCCGCGACGCCGAGAAGTTGAACCGTCGCCGGGGCCTCGTGACCGTCCCTGGGGAGCGTCGATGAGCCGACCTGCCGACCCGCTCGAGGCCTACATCGAGGAGTTCCTCCGCAAGCGGGTCCGGCTCCTGGGAGGCTACGCCTTCAAGTTCACCCCGACCATCGCAGGCGTGCCCGACCGGATGGTGCTGATGCCGGGTGGTCGGACCTACTTCGTGGAACTCAAGCGGGCCGGGGAACAGCCCTCTGCCATCCAGCAGGTGTGGCACGAGCGGCTCCGCGGACTCGGCTTCGAGGTCGTGGTGCTGGACTCGCGTGACGCCGTGACGGAGTGGCTCCGTAGGATCGTTACCGAGACGACGAGCAAGAAGCGGGGTCGCCCGGCCAGGCGCTAGGCTGGGTGTCCCAACACACCTGTGGAGGAACCGTGAACGACAGCATCACCCCTGTAGTCCGCTGCCCGAAGTCCGACTGCGGCCACCCGATCGACGAGCACGTCGGCGACATCGCCGACCTGATCCCGACCATCCCCAAGCGGTGTATCCGCTGCACCTGCCGCATGACCCCGAACCTGATCGCGGTCGCGGCCCTCTTCGGCGACCTGACCAACACCGAGCCGAGCCGGATCTCCCGGCAGCCCGACGGGTCGTGGTCGTGATGCCCAGCATCCGCCACACTCGGCTGTACTGGGACCAGCCTCGGGTGACCCCGTTCTCCCACATCGACCTGGACCACGAGGGCACTGCCTTCCAGGAGTCGCTGTCGACGATGGGCGTGGAACTCGATGACGCCGTTCTCGTCATCCGTGGCAAGAAGGACGGCAACGACGTCGAGTTCACCATCGGCAACCTGAAGACCGCCGGTGCCGACAACGGCATGGTGCTGATCCACCGCCAGGAGTACGAGGACCTCTTCGGAGACAACATCCGTCTCGGCCGTATCGCGAGCCGTGACGAGTACCGGCTGCTGCTGGACTGCGAACTGGTGCCGGACGCCGAGACCGGCCACGCCTTCACCATCCGCGTGACGGAGGAGCAGGGAGGGTACTCGTGACGGAGGTCTGTGACACCTGCTCCAGCCACCACCCGCTCGGCCAGTTCCACGAGTACCAGGACCTGGCGGTCGACTTCCTGCGTCGGCAGCCTCGAGCGGCCCTGATGATGGATATGGGCCTCGGCAAGACCGCAAGCGTTCTCGCAGCCCTCGAGGACCGTCATCTACCCGCTCTCGTGACCGCACCCAAGCGGGTAGCGGAGGAGGTGTGGGACGTGGAGCAGGAGAGGTGGCGTCCCGACCTGGGCATCGCTGTGGCTGCTGGGGACCCGGCCAAGCGGAAGGCAGCGCTGCTGTCCGACGCTCCCATCGTGGTGCTGGGCCGGGACAACCTCCGGGACCTGGACTCCCTCAAGCCCCGTGATCGCGAGCCGTTCCGGACCTTCGTGATCGACGAACTCAGCGGCTTCAAGTCCGGAGGCAACCGGGGCTCCGTCCGGTGGAAGGCAGCCCGGCGCCAGATCAAGAAGGAGACCACCGCCAACGTCTGGGGCCTCACCGGCACCCCGGCCCCCAACGGCTACCTGGACCTGTGGGGCCAGATCTCGCTGTTGGACGGAGGAGAACGGCTGGGCAAGTCGTTCTCCGGGTACCGTGATCGCTACTTCGTGGTGGACCAGACGATCTGGAACGGGACTCGCGAGGTCGCTGTGTCGTGGGCTCCCCGGGAGTTCTCCATCGACCGGATCAAGGAGCGGATCGAGGACATCTGCCTCGCCATGAAGTCGGAGGGCCGGATCACCCTGCCTCCGCTGACGTTCAACGACGTGGCGATCGAGTTGCCTCCTGCCGTCCGCAAGGCGTATCGGGAGTTCTCCGACGAACTCACCGTCAACCTCAAGGACCTGTTCGGTGGAGAGGTCCACACTGCCGGCAACGCGGCCATCCTGACGTCCCGGCTCTCCCAGATGACCGCAGGCTTCCTGTATGTGGACGACGCGGAGATCCGGAACTACGAGCACACCGTCCTCCACAGCGAGAAGATCAAGGCACTGGAGGAGATCGCGGAGTCACCTCGCGTGGGCGGGCTGCTGGTGTTCTACAGGTACACCGCCGAGCGCGACATGATCCTCAAGCACTTCGGCGACGCTGCCCACACGCTGGAGGAGGACGGCGTCGTCAAGGCGTGGAACCGGCAGGAGATCCCCATCCTGTTGACCCACCCGGCGTCCGCCGGGCACGGGCTGAACCTCCAGCACGGAGGCCACACCGCTGTGTGGACGTCGCCCACCTGGGACCTGGAGCACTTCGACCAGGGCAACAAGCGGCTCGCCCGACAGGGCCAGAAGCACCCCGTCGTCATCCACATGATCCTGGCGAAGAAGTCGATCGACCACCTGATCCGCAACCGGCTCGTCGCCAAGTCCGACACCCAGCAGGACCTGCTGGCCTTCCTGGAGAGCCCGATCTGATGGCCATCCCTACACCCACTCTCTGCCGCCTCGAGTACCTGACCCGCCAGGGCTGGGTGGTGGGTCACTCTGGCGTCAACCTGCTGAACCCCGCAGGTTACGTGGAGCGGCTGACCGCACACGGTAAGGTTGGTCGGGCCGCCGCGCTGGATGACCGGCTCCAGCCCAACGGCGAGGTCTGGGTGTCCCCTGAGATCCCGGACCCCGACAACATCCCCGAGTCGGTGCTCGAGAGGTTGGTGAAGACGGACGTGGGCAACCCCGCCATCCCCCGGCTCAAGGCCGAGGACGAGGAGTGCGAGTTCTGCCTGGGCACCATCTGTGACGGAGACGGGACGTGCCTCCTGTGACGGAGTTCCCCGTAGCCTACGCAGACAAGCCGAACGACCGGCACTGGCGACCTGACACCGTCACCTGGGACACCATCCTGGAGTGGGTGGCCCACCCGGCCCGGCGCAAGGAGTGCGGCAACTACATCCTCGCCACGCTGGAGCGTACCGAGAAGGTGCATCCAGGGGCCGAGGAGCCGTGCACTGACGTACACCGCGACAACAGGTCGGTCGCCCGTCGAAGCGCCGTTCTCGCCATGGACATCGACAACCCCGAGGACGCGTTCGACCTCGTGGTTGAAGCCACATTGGCGGACTACACCTACGTCATCCACACCACGCACTCGTCCACGCCGTCCGAGCCCCGCTACCGGCTGCTGGTGCAGACCGACCGGGACATGGCGCCGGACGAGTACGTCATGGCAACGGAGGCCCTGGCCGCTCGGCTGGGCAAGGACCAGTTCGACACCGGCACCTTCCAGGCAGCCCGCTTCATGTTCAAGCCCGCCACCCGCAAGCCGGAGTGGTACGACTCGTGGTCCAACGACGGCGTCCCGATCCCGGTGGACGACCTGCTGGTGGAGTACGACCGCGACCTGTCCGAACTCCCGATGCCGAAGCCGGGCCGCAACAAGCGAGACCCGTTCGCCATCGACGGAGTGGTGGGTGCGTTCAACCGGGTGTACGAGGACCTGGACGATCTCATCGAGGCCTACGGGCTGCCGTACGTCAAGGACAACGACGACCGCTACTCGCTCGCAGGAGCGTCTTCCGAGGCCGGGTTCGGCCCCATCGCCGGGGCTCCCGGTCTCTACTTCTCCCACCATGCCAACGACCCGGCCTACGGCCAGACCTGCTCCTCCTTCGACCTCGTCCGTCTCCACTGGTACGGTGTGGAGGACGAGAGCGCGAAGCCGGGCACCCCGGTCAACAAGTTGCCGTCCCACGAACTCATGCTGGCACAGGCCACCCAGGACGCCCGCGTGGTCGCGGCGATGTTCGACGAGCAGACGGCGGAGTTCGGCGAGTGGGTGGACGAGGAGGACGGGGATGCCGAGGACGTCGACAACTCCTGGCGCGCCCGGCTCGTGCTCAACAACCGTGGCCGCTTCGTGGACGAGATCGCCAACTGGGACCTCATCCGCAACAACGACCGGGTCTTCAGCCTCCTGTACTTCAACCTGCTCACCCAGTCTCCCGAGGCTGCCGGCAACCTGCCGTGGCGGAAGGTGAAGCCGCTCAGCCGGACCTTCGACGGGATCGACCATGCGGAACTCCGGGACTACATCGAGCGCCACTACAGGTTCCGGGCCTCCAAGGAGCAGGTCGACCACCTGGTGCAGACCACGGTGGGGAAGCGGCGTGTGTCGCCCATCCTGGACTACCTGGAAGCCCTGGAGTGGGACGGCGTCGAACGTGTGGAGACCTGCCTCCCCGGAGCGGCCGACACCCGCTACAACCGGCTGGTGGCTCGCCGGGTGCTCGCAGCGGCTGTGGCTCGCGTCTACGAGCCCGGTCTGAAGTGGGACCACACCCTGGTCCTCCAGGGAGACGAGGGCCTGGGCAAGTCCACCTGGATCGAGAGGCTGGCCCACGTCGGGATCGACGAGCGCCACACCTACCACTACACCCTCGGCCCCATCCACTCCAAGGACACCCTCCTGGCGATGCACCGCTCCTGGATCGTTGTGTCGGACGAGGGCCACTCCCTCCGCAAGTCCGACAATGACGCGCTCAAGGAGTTCCTGACCCGGACTCACGACGTGTTCCGGATGCCGTACGACCGGGACACCATGGTGCACCCCAGGCAGTGCGTGATCTGGTCGTCGACCAACGACGAGACCTTCCTGACCAGGCAGCGCGGCAACCGCCGGTTCCTCATGGTCCGGTGTCTGGAGAAGGTGGACTTCGAAGCCCTCACCCCGGCCTACGTCGACCAGTTGTGGGCCGAGGCCGTCGCCATCTACAAGTCCGGGGAGCGGCTCTACCTCAACGACGAGGAGTCGTTGCTGGCCGAACTCGAGCGGGACCCGTTCCTCGAGGAGGACACCAACATGGGCGTGATCGAGGACTTCCTCGCCACGCCGGTGCCGATGGACTGGTGGACGAAGTCGCCCATGGCCCGCATGCAGTGGAAGGTCGACCGGGACCAGGGCTTCGAGGCCGAGGGAGACGTGGTCGTGGACCGCACCTGCACCCGGCAGTTGTGGCACGAGGCCCTCGGTCAGCGGATCCCTCCGCGCCGGACCGACCTGCTGGAGATCGCCCAGTCGCTCCGGGAACTCGGCTGGGTGTCGACCGGCCATGGACACTTCCCGGGATACGGGACCCAGACCATCTTCGTCCGCAAGGAGGACCTGCTGTGACCGACTCCACCATCCTGTCCGTCGTTGAGCGCTTCGGCATCACCGTCGAAGGGCCTGCGCCCGACCGCGACTCGTGGTTCCTGGACTACGTCCTCCGCTCCCCCAACCAGGCCGGTCGACACCTGACTGCCGGTTGGCTGGCTCTCAACTCGCTCAAGGAGGTCTACCGGAAGGGGGACGACATCACCGACGTGCACGAGTGCTTCGGCGGGATGGGTGCGCAGGCCCTCATGATCGAGCACCTGTTCAACACCGTGGAGCACAACATCGGGGAGTACAACTGGGACGCGGTCACGCACCTGGATCGTCTGTTCGCGGGCAACCCCATGGTCCACGTCTCCATGGCGGACGCCTACGGCGATCTCAACCTCGACGGATGCGACCTCGTCATGCTCGACTTCGGCGACCTCACGGCGTGGAAGACCAGGGACGGGGAGAAGCACCGGGGCCTGCTCGACAAGACGTTCGCGGCCCGGCCCAAGGCCGTGGTGTTCACCGACATCGCCTGCCGGTACCTGCACCTGCACCGGGAGCGTTATGAGACCCTGCTCGGCGAGGGCACCTGTGGCTCGTACGAGACGTACCTCAGGGCTCTTCTCCACCGCTTCGAGGGCCTCTACGGCTACCGGCTTCACGAGGGTTACTTCGACCGCTGGAGCGCCGTGATGGCCCTGATCCCCGACGACGGAGACCTGCCTGGTCAACTGCTCCCGACCCCCGACTCTCCCGTGGGGCTCGAGGTCCTGTAGAAAAGTTTTCCAAAGTTTTTCTGCGAAACACTACCGTCCGGCGGACGACAGGCGTACTCTTGAGGTCGTAGGGCTCACCGGGAGCCCATCTTCAACGACTGACGAGTTCATGGACGAAGAGGAGGAGAACGACGACGACTGACCATCTCGGAAACTCGAGGCCCTCAGCCCCGGCCACAGGCTAGGCTGAGGGCCTCGCTCGTTTCGAGGAAAGGAACCGACCATGAGCATGAAGGCGCTCAAGAAGGCGCTCAAGGGGAAGAACGTCGACAAGTTCGACGTCGGGACCGTCATCCGCTGGAAGGCGTCCGGCACCTACAACTACGCTGCCATCAAGGCCGGGAACGGTCAGTGGTACACCACGGCGGCGTCGTTCAACTCCTACGTCTCGCAGATCGTCGACTTCGACGGCCTGTGCGACATCCTGAGCCGCTCCGAGACCGACGAGATCGAGGTCTCGACGGTGTGGGAGCGCGTGGAGTAGTAGGCTCCACAGGGCTGGCGGCGAGGCCGCTTCTCCGGGACCGGACCCGGCAGCCCACGCAAGGCAATCCGTACACCGACAGCCCGAAAGGCAAGACCCATGCAGATCACGCTCGATACGAACAACCTCAGCGACCTGGACGTCCAGATCCTCTCGCTGATCATGTCTTCCGAGCCCACCGCGGAGAAGCCCAAGGCCACCACCGTTGCCAAGCCCGCTGCCAAGAAGCCCGAGCCCGAGCCGGAGGCCGAGGCCGAGGCCGAGGCCGAGGTCGAGCCGGAGGCCGACGGCGTGTCGCTGGCCGACGCCAAGGCGCTGGCCTCCAAGATGGTCGCCAACGGCGAGGCCGCCAAGGTCAAGGCCGCGCTGACCAAGGTCGGCGCCAAGAAGGTGTCCGAGGTGTCCGAGGACAAGGTCGCCGAGTTCCACTCGGCCCTCTCCGCGTCCTGACCGACCGCCGGCAACGAAGGAACCGTCATGCCTGGTGAGCACGCCCGGCTCTCCCCCTCCGCCTCCGAGCGGTGGCTTGAGTGTCCTGCCTCTGTGCGTATGGAGGCTCAGGTCCCGCCGGAGGAGGAGTCGGAGTATGCACGTGAGGGAACCATCGCTCACGCTCTCGGCGAACTGAAGGCCTCGCTGGCCTTCGGCAAGATCACGAAGGAACAGTTCGTCCACCGCCGGGCCGTGTGGGCCAAGGAGAACGCAGACGTCATCGGCAAGGATGAGGTCGAGGTCGAGATGGAGCGCCACACCGACACCTACGTGGACTTGATCCGCGACCGGCTGGCCCTCTACCCCAACTCCATCCTCTTCCTCGAGCAGCGCCTCCCGACCGGCTTGCCGGACGAGGGCAAGGGCACCTCCGACACCGTCATCGTGTCGGAGGAGCACATCGAGATCATCGACCTGAAGTACGGGGCCGGGGTCGCAGTGGAGGCTCGAGGCAACCCGCAGTTGCGGATCTACGCCTTCGGCGCGCTCATGGAGTACGGGGACCTTCTGGGGGAGACCAGGCTGGTGCGCATCACCGTCTTCCAGCCCCGGATGGATCACGTGCTGACGGACGAGATGACCGCCGACGCTCTCCGCGAGTGGCACGCGTCCATCCTTCCCATCGCTGAGTCGGCCCTGACCGACGACGCCCCGTTCGGCCCCTCCGACACCGCGTGCCGCTGGTGCCCGGCGTCGGGCCGGTGCCAGGCCCAGTTGGAGGCCGTCTTCGCGACGGACTTCGAGGCCAAGCCGGAGACCCTCTCGGCCGGTGAGGTCGCGGAGGTCCTCGGCAAGCGGAAGATGATCCAGGACTGGCTCAATGCCTTCGAGCAGGCCGCGCTCAACATGGCCTACTCCGAGGGCATCGCCATCCCCGGGTACAAGGTCGTCCAGTCCGGAGGCCAGCGCCGGGTGGTCGAGCCGGAGGAGTTCCAGGAGACCTTGCTCGGAGCAGGGTACACGGTGGACGAGATCATGTCGCCCCGGAAGCCTCGCGGCATCGGCGACATGGAGAAGTTGCTCGGCAAGGAGAAGTTCACCGAGTTGCTCGAGGACACCGGCATCGTCGCGAAGTCAGAGGGACGCCCGTCCCTCGCACTGGAGTCGGACAGCCGTCCCTCCATCACGCCCAACATCGAGGCCGCGAGGGAGTTCGCGGCCCTGGAAGGAGACGACCTACTGTGAAGGTCAACATCTACGAGACCGTGGAGGTCTCGGACGAGCAGCGCATCGCCATCGCCGCCGAGATCGACGGGGACGGCGGCAAGCGTCGGCAGGCCACCCGCGACGAGATCAAGTCGTTCATCTGGACCGAGGGCCGCAACTGGGCCTCGGTGCTGACCGGCGACGGCGAGCCCGAGGCCGAGGCCGAGCCCGAGGACGACCTCCTCGGCGACGACGAGGACCTGCTGGGATGAAGGACCCGCGACCGACCTGGGACGAGTGGGGCCTGCTCGTGGCTGACACCGTCAGCATGCGTGCGGACTGCACTCGCCGCCGGGTCGGCGCGGTCCTCCTCGACTGGCGCCACCGCATCGTGGCCACGGGCTACAACGGCGCTCCGGCAGGCGAGAAGGGCTGTCTGACGGATGGAGCGTGTCCTCGTGGGCGTGCGTCACTGGAAGAGGTCGAGCCGCTCTCCTCGTACGACACCGGCCTTGGCTCCTGCATCGCTCTCCACGCCGAGCAGAACGTCGTCATCCGCGCCTCCTGGAGCGAGATGGACGGCGCCACCCTCTACGTCACCGACCGGCCCTGCGGCGGGTGCTTCCGCACCATCCAGGGCACCCCCATCCACCGTGTCGTCACTCCCGGCTGGGAGTGGACCCGTCCCCTGAAGGAACCGTCATGAACATCGAAGTGAACGACCAGCGTAGGTGCTGGTGCGGCGGCAAGACCCACCACGACATGAGGCTGGACCCGCCGGACTACGTCTGCGTGGACGGCCCCACCCACGACCCGTTCGCCACCAGCGAGCCGACCAAGGTCCGTCGTCTCTACGTGGCCGGGCCGATGACCGGGTATCCGGACTCCAACTACCCGCTCTTCAACTCCGTCTCCGAGCGTCTCCGCAGCGCCGGGTATGAGGTGGTGAACCCGGCAGAGGTCTCCATCGACCGGCCCGAGAAGGTCCACTACGTCGACTTCCTCCGGGAGGACCTCGTACAGATGCTGACGTGCTACGGCATCTGCTACCTCCCGGACTGGTGGAAGTCCACCGGAGCCCGCAACGAGATCAACGTCGGCGGGCTCCTCAAGATGCCGGTCCGGTCCGAGGCCGAGTGGCTCGAGCGTGCTGCCCAGGAGTTGTCGTGAACCTCGAGCCCGTCAGCAGTGACGAGGCCCTGGGCGCGGCCAAGGGCTGCCTCGTCGGCATCGTCATGGGGTCCGCGTTCTGGATCCTCGTCATCATGTTCATCCTCCTCCTCCGCTGAAAGGTCCAGCCTGTGTCCTCGTCCAAGGTCATGTTCCACCTGTCCACCCTCAAGTCCAACGCGCTACGCTCCATCGATGAGCGCATCGCTCGAGCCCAGAACGAGGTCGACGCCCACGATGACCCGGAGGCCGTCGAGGCGCTCGTCGCCCAGTGGCGCGCCGACCAGGAGAAGCGGATCTCCGACCTGTTCTCCCGGCTGGGGGACGGACGTCTCCGCGACCGGGAACTCGCCGAGTTCCGGGTCGCTCCGGTGCCCGACCTCAACCTGCGCGACCGCCAGCGGGCCGAGGCCCGGCTCCGTGACCTCCAGGACACGCGGTCCCAGATCGTCGCCAAGGCCGACTCGCTGGTCGCGGACGCCGACGGCAACATCTCCCTCACCAAGACTCAGTTGGCCGAGTTCTTCGGCCTCTGACGAGTACCGGCCGAGCGTCACGCAAGTGCGCTAGACTGGCTCAGTCGACGGGTGGGTGACCCGAGACACCCACCCGGCGGCATGCAACGACACACCGATATCCGACACACCGATTGGAGCCATCCATGGCCACCACCGCATCCGACACCAAGGTCGTCACCGGGAAGGTCCGGCTGTCCTACGTCCACGTGTTCGAGCCGTTCTCGAACTCGGACGACCAGCCCGAGAAGTACTCCTGCGTCCTGCTGATCCCCAAGAGCGACAAGAAGACGCTCGCGGCGATCGAGAAGGCCCAGAAGGCCGCTCTCGAGCAGGGCAAGGCGAAGACCTTCGGCGGCAAGATCCCCGCCAACCCGAAGATGACCCTGCACGACGGCGACGAGGACGCCGACCTCGAGCGCAACCCGGAGTACGAGGGCCACATGTTCATGTCGGTCTCGTCCAAGACCAAGCCGGGCGTCGTCGACGCGTCGGTCCAGCCGATCCTCGACTCGAGCGAGGTCTACAGCGGGTGCTACGCCCGTGTGTCCATCAACGCCTTCCCGTTCAACCAGCAGGGCAACAAGGGCGTCTCCTTCGGCCTCAACCACATCCAGAAGATCGCCGACGGCGACTACCTGGGTGGCCGGTCGCGCGCCGAGGACGACTTCGAGCCGCTGGACGACGACGGCGACGACGAGGACATGCTGGGCTGACCCACTACCCTCAGCAGGCCCTCACCAGGTAGGCTGAGCCCCCAGTGGCCCCGGTGGATCGGATCCCGGTGGCGAGGTATGGTTTACGGTTCCTTCCCTCGCCTTCCGAACCACCGGGGCCGCTTCCTTGAGAGGAACCGAGAACCGTGAGCAGTACCCTCCACATCGACATCGAGACCCGGAGCCGGGTCAACCTCAAGAAGACCGGCGTCTACAGGTACGTCCGGTGCCCGGACTTCCGGATCCTGATGGCCTCCTGGATCCTGGACGACGGGCCGACGATCACGGCCACGACTGAGGACGAGGTCTTCGCCATCCCGGGCCTGTGGGACCCGGAGGTCACCAAGGTGGCCCACAACGCTCCGTTCGAGCGCATCTGCTTCAGCGAGTTCGCTGGCCGTCGAGGCATGGATCTCCCCACCCGCTTCCTGCCTCCGGAACACTGGCGTGACACCCAGGCCCTTGGCGCCGTTCACGGGTACCCCAAGTCCCTGGCCAAGATGGCACACGCTCTCGGGGCGACGCCGAAGGACGAAGCCGGATCGGCCCTCATCAACTTCTTCTGCAAGCCCAACCGGAAGGGCGGGTTCAACCGGCCCGAGGACCACCCGGAGAAGTGGGCTCAGTTCGTGGCCTACTGCGAGCAGGACACCGAGACCCTCAAGGAGATCGACACCATCCTCCTCGAGGAGGGTGGGTGGCCGACCGAGACCGAGCGCCAGGTGTACCTGGCCGACCAGGCGATCAACGACCGGGGGATCGCCGTCGACCTCGGGCTGGCTCGCAAGGCCCAGGCCCAGGCCGCTCGAGCGACGGAGGACGACAAGGAGAGGGTCCGCGAACTCACGCTCTGGGAGGTCGAGAATCCCGGCTCCGTCCAGCAGATGAGCGCCTGGCTCGAGGAGCGTGGCTTCGGGGTGCCGAACCTCCAGGCCGAGACCGTCGAGCGGATGTTGCTCCGGGCCGACCTCCCGGCCGACGTTCGGGAGGTTCTGGAGTTGCGGCAGGAGTTGGCGCTGGCTGCTCCCGCCAAGTTCTCTGCGGTCCTCGAAACCCACGTCGAAGGGCGTCTCCACGGTACGCTCGCCTACCACGGCGCTCACACCGGGCGCTGGGCCGGTCGTGGCCCCCAGCCCCACAACCTGCCGCGTGCCTCCTTCAAGCCGACGGAGGAGGACGAGGCCGTCATGGAGGCCATGCGGGACCTGGGTGTCCCCAAGTCCGAGATCGCCGCCTACGAGGCAGAGGCCGTGGCCCGCGTCATGGAGCAGGAGATCCGGGCGATCATGGCCGGGGAGTCCGTCCCCACCCTCACCCTGAAGAAGTCCGTCCGCCCCATGTTCGTCATCGACGGAGTGGTGGTCGACTACTCCGCCATCGAGGCCGTCGTGATCTCGTGGCTGGCCGGGGAGGAGTGGGCGCTCCAGGCCTTCCGCGACAAGCGGGACATCTACGTCGAGACCGCCAAACAGATGGGTGGACTCACCAGGGCTCAGGGCAAGATCGCGGTGCTGGCTCTCGGCTACAACGGAGGTGCCGGGTCGCTCAAGGCCATGGCCACCGACCGGGACGTGCTCGAGATCGACGGGGAGGAGGTCCTCTTGGCCCACGTGGACGACGAACTCCTCTACGAGATGTTCGTGTGGCCGTGGCGCGACGCCAACTCCAACATCGTCAAGTTGTGGGCAGCCCTCGACCGCCGTTTCCGGACCGGAGGAGACGTCGGGGACCACTTGGTCTTTGAGAAGGCCCACGGGAACCGAGACAGGCTTCTCCGGCTCCCCTCGGGCCGTGCGATCGGGTACCGGAAGGCAGGCGTCCAGACCCGCAAGAAGTGGAACAAGTACAAGGAGCGGTGGGAGGATCGACAGGTGTTGACGTTCTCGTCGACGGCACGCTACCCTGGCCGTGATGAGACCTACGGAGGTCGGCTGGCCGAGAACGCAACCCAGGCCGTGGCACGCGACCTCATGGCGGAGGCTCTCGTCCGGCTCGAGAAGGCCGGGCTGGAGGTCGTCGCCCACGTGCACGACGAGGTGATCGTCCAGGGCACCAAGGACGTTGACCTCGTCAAGGAGATCATGTGCGAGTTGCCGCCGTGGGCCGAGGGCCTGCCGGTCGACGGAGACGGCTTCGCCACCTACAGGTACAAGAAGGGATGACCATGAACGTCAGCGTGTTGCTGTCCAGCGGAGATGTCGACGAGTGGGAGGACGCCCACGACGCCGTCATGGACATGGACCTCGGAGGCGCTCTCCGGGTCTTCGGGACTCCCGAGGAGACGGAGGACGGGATGGTGGCCAAGGTCGTCGCCATGTACGCTCCCGGCATGTGGATGAAGGTGGAGTACGACCAGTGATGGACGTCGACGCCGCGCTCACCTTCCTGGACTTCGTGTCCGAGCGCCATCGCATCTGGGAACAGCGCCAGGTCGGGGCTCCCCAGCCCTGGACTGACGACCCGGTCCTCGCCACCCGGAAGTTCACCAACGTCTTCCGCCTGCTGGACCCCGGCTCCCAGTTCGTCATCACCGACCTGCTCTGCGACGACGAGTTCGAGTTCCTGGCGCGCTGCCTGCTCTACCGGATCACGAACCTGCCGGAAGCCTGGTCGTCGTTCGACGGAGACCTCAGCCTGGTCAAGCGTCCCGGTGAGTTCCGGGAGCACCTGCATGCCCGCAAGGCACGGGGCGAGCGGGTGTTCTCTGGAGCCTACATGATCTGGGGTGGCACCGAGAAGGGCGTGGACAAGATCGACCACGTCTTCGGCGTGCTGGAAGGGGCCTCTGAGGGCCTCGCAGACTTCCTCGTGGCCGACACCCAGGCCGAGAGGTTCGAGGCCCTCGCTCGCTGCCGGGGCATGGGGTACTTCAACGCGATGCAGATCCTGACTGACTTCGGCTACAGCACCGAGTTCCGGGAGGACGACTTCGTCGTTCCGGGGCCGGGAGCCCTCAAGGGGGCAGCGGTGCTGGGCATGAGTGGGGAGGAAGCCATCGAGTGGGCGCACCAGGAGATCGACGTCTACCACGACAACCCGCCCATGATCTGGGGGTCCGGCAACCGGGGCCACTTCCTCTCGAAGATGGACGTCCAGAACTGCCTCTGCGAGTTCTCGAAGTATGCTCGTTTCGCGAGTAAGCCGTCTCCAGAGAAGCCGTACTCTCCGGCCCATCCTGGGGTACAGTCAGCCCCGGTGCTGCCGCCCAACTGGCACACCACCATCTAGGAGGAACCGTGTACCACAACTTCGTCTACCCGTCCGTCACCGAGGCCCTGCCCGGCCTGCTCAACGAGTTGGAGCAGGAGGGCACCAAGATCGGCAGCCGGGCCGGTCGCACCCAGGAGATGACCCAGGTCGGCATCACGCTGCTGGAGCCGCTCGACCGCGAGATCCTGTGCGACTTCCGCAAGCCGAACATCGCCGCCCAGATCGCCGAGACCATGTGGGTGCTCTCGGGCCGCGACGACATCGACTGGCTCGAGCACTACCTGCCTCGCGTCCGGGAGTTCTCGGACGACGGCCAGAAGTGGCGCGCAGGGTACGGCGCTCGCCTCCGTCGTTGGGAGGACCATGGACGCCCGGCGGTCGTGGACCAGTGGCGCTTCATCGTGGAGCACCTCAAGGAGGAACCGGCCTCCCGCCGGGCCGTGATGTCCATCTGGGACCCCGTGGTCGACACCCAGCCCGGCAAGGACATCCCCTGCAACGACTGGCTCTCGTTCCTGAGCAGGTTCGGATCCCTGGACCTGCACGTGGCCGTCCGCTCCAACGACGTCATCTGGGGCTGGTCCGGCATCAACCAGTTCGAGTGGTCGTCCCTCCTCGAGATCACTGCCGGCATGGTAGGTGCCAAGCCCGGCTCCCTCCACTTCTCGACCACCTCGTTCCACCTCTACGACCTGCACTTCGCCAAGGCCCACCGGATCCGCACCCAGACCCTGGGGAACCTCGACCACCTGGCTCCGTCCCCCAGGTTCGACGCGTCCGTCGTGGGACAGAACTTCGACCGGCTCCAGAACCTCTTCGACTCCTGGTTCGTGCTGGAGGAGATGATCCGCAACGGGTACTGCCCGCCGAGTGCTGTCGACGCCTTCACGGAGCCGATGCTCCGCTCCTGGCTCCGGATGCTCCAGTGGTGGTGGAGCGGCGACCGCAAGTACCTCGAGCCGCTCTCCGACAGCAGGCTCGAAGCAGCGACCTGGTACTCCCTCCAGCCCAAGCGGGAGAAGGTCGAGAAGCCTGAGTTCGCTGCGGGGGTCCTCGCCGGGAAGATCATTGCCGGCGACAACGTCATCGACTCCAACGGGATCCGGAGCCGGTTCCTCGACGAGTTGTGCGCTCTGCACCTGGAGAAGGAGGCAGCGTACGGCGGGTCCTGGAAGAAGCGGGGTGAGTTGTTCTCGATCATCCCGAACATCGCCCGCAAGGTCGACC